TTCCTGCCTGTTTTAACTGCTGAGCGAGAGCCTTTGCGTATTTCTTAAGCTCGTCCTTCTCAATCCCTTCTATCGGGTCGGCATGGTATATCCTAGAATCCCCGACGTCCCAGAACCGAAAGTTCTTCACATTAGCCGTGTAAGCGATTTCCTTGCCCTTTTTTGTAGTCCCGGTACATCTGACCTTGGAATATACCCCATCGATGCATTTGTCGACGTTCTGGACGAATACATCGCTCCTGCCATTGAATGTATAGTAGTTCTTAGGGATATACTCGCTCCTGAACTCGTCATATCCCACTACTATATATCCATCGCACGTCTCTTCGAATTTCCAGTGCTTATTCAAGCGGTCATCGGAGAGTAATTTGCCGAGGGTCTCCAGGGCATCAAGACCCGTCATTTTGGCAGTGACCTGCATGGTTATGATATTAGGACTTTCAAACGTCCCATCGGCAGAAAGGTCGCAGTCATAATCGTCCTCCAACCCGAACTTGGTCATTATAGCCTCCACGATCAATGAAGGTGTGTCCGTAAGCTCCACATCATCCCCGAAGGATTGGTCATTGAGATAAACTCCCGTCTTATTCCTGCCGGACAGCGAAACGGTAGGACCGCCTCTTTGGATGCTCGCCTCGTCGATATATGCCGTCCCGAGATTCACAAGTGAAGAGTCGCCGTATGAAACGCCCAGCTTCATTACTGATGAAGGTGCGAAGAGCGATGCGTCCGAAGTATAGAGTGAATCGTCTATATTCTTAAGGGTCGCATTTATCTGTGTGATGGGATTGTCCACCTGCAGGAGCTGGTCGACGTTCTGAGTATACGCAGATGCGTCCTTCATATATACATAACGGAAGAAGTAAACAACATCATTGTTCGTGCGCTCCATTATCATCGTGAAATACACAGTTCCTTCGTTCGTGTGGTCATGCTCTATTACTGAATAGCTCGGCTCATATAATTTCACAGCCGAGCTCCATCCTAGATATTGGTCATATATGCTGTAGCAGAATTTCCCTTTATCGAAGAAGGCTTCCCTCTTCCCATCAAAATAATCTACCACTGCGCCTGTCTTATCCGTATCCTCGACATACTCCCAGGAGCCCCAATTGAATGAGCTGTCGCATTCGCATACATACAGATGCCCACCCGACGAAACCTGGAGCCCGAATCCGTCGCGCTTATAATATGTCGAGAAATCCCTTATTGTCCCACTGCTATATACCACAGCGGTGGTCTCACTGCCCCATCCAAGGGATGAATGGAGCTTATAGTATATCGTCCCGGATTTGACATAGAACAGACCCACGCCATCGGGAGTCTGACGAGCCGAGAGCATCGATGCCCCCGATTCCACGAGCGTGGTCTCTTCATCCGTGTTAAGATCGATATATTTTATCGCACCGTTGTAAAGGTAGAAGACCCAGGGATATCCCCTTGTCACATATTCTATGCCACCGCCCATCTTTGCGTAAGAAAGGGAATCGAAGACAATGTCGCATTTTGCTGCAGTTATATCATCGAGATTCCATGTATTCCAGTCTATATCCGATGCCTCTGTTGAAAGCTTGCTCCAGCGCACGTGCAGTTTACCGCTCCTGACATACGCTATCCATGCAGATTCATCTTCGCCTCCCCTTTTAGGGTGCGAGACCGCTATCGCCACATCCTTGACAGTATCTTTTGTGGTCTTTACCGCTCTACGCCTTTCCGTGAAGTCGATATCATCAAGGATTGTCTCCTTCCTTGCAATTATCAGGGACAGTTTCGGATTCGCATTATTCGCCGTATTCTGGTTCTTTAGAGCGGTTTTTTCCAATATAGAGTTAGAGATATCAGTCCTCATGCCGTCTCCTTTATAATCGTGAAATGCCCGACTCCATGACCGTCTTTCCATTCCTTCCAGTCTATGGTATCTTCTTCTATTATCCCAGTCACTGCTTGGAGTCCGTTCCGCTGGATGAACTGCACGGGATAGCACTGATCATTTGCCGAATCGATACTATTTCTGTTTGTCGAAGTCGAGCAGTAAACATCCATTTCATATCTTACAAGCGCATTCCCGGTCTGCTGTGAATAAACAGTGCCGTCCAGGGCAGTGCTTATCACTTTCTGTGCCGTATGCTTTTTCTTGTAGTTCAGCACTTTGCCGACCACCGTCTCCCCAATCATAAAATCCATAGCCGCCATATAATCACATCCTCTTCTGCCGTCTCATGACGCCTGTAGTATGGTTTATTACATAGTCATATATCTCTTCATTATTTCCGTCCCTATCAATACCTCTTACAGTGATAATGCCAGTATGATTTATTATATATGGCTGTTGATTCCTGTAAAATCCACTGTTGATCACGTTTCTTACCGCTTCCTGGATTGTTGCAAGCGGAGCTTCTACGTTCGTGCCCTGTCTCTGGTCTCCGACTACAGCCATAAAAGGCTTGTTGGGTTCCAGCACCGCACCCTCGGCAAGCTCCGGGATATTATGCTCCTTTGCATATTTCTTCCAAATGTCCGAATCCTTGTGGACTATAATGTTCGTACCGTCCCCGTTGTCTATCTTCCTGTAGCCGTTCTCCTCGGCCTGCGCCCATGCGCTACTAGCGGCCTCCATATTAGCATGCGCCTTCTCGGTCTCCTTCTTAACGTCAGATATTTCAGTGAGCGCTTTCAGTCCACCCTTTAAGGTCTCTATCTTACCGCCTACCCAATCGAAAAAGTCGCCCAAGGCCTGCTTAGGATCTTGAATAAAATTGATTATCCCATGGAAAGCATCACCAATGAAGCTTGTCGCTTCGCCTAAGATGCTCCCTAGCATATTGAATGCATCCGAAAAGTCACCGAACAGGAAGCTTGATACATCTCCTAGACTGCCTAAAAGTCCGCCCTCGCCCAGGCTATTGTTGACATCATCCACTCCGCTCGTTATGTCTCCGAACAGGAAGTTTATAAAGTCAGTTACCGGTTTCAGAATAAGGTTTATAAGGTCGAGTATCGGCTGAAGCACAGCCGCCACTACCTCAAAAAGAGGATTAAGTATCTGGAGTGCGGCTATTATCGGCTGGAGCGCTGTCAGTGCAATATTGAGCAAAGGTTCAAGGAGTGAAAGAACTATATCAAGTATGCTTGACAGTACCGGCCATAAAGTATTTATTATCGGCGTGATTGCTTCCAATATCTTCTGGAGTACAGGCATTACCGTTTCTACCAGCTGACCCAATATTGGTGCAAGCTTTCCTATTATATCTGTAATGATTGGCAATACGGTGTTAGCTACATCCGTAAATATCGGCATAAGAGCATCCATCGTATTGAAAATAACTGGAAGTATCGCATCTGCAAGGTCGAACACCACAGGCATCAGCTTATCAAACATATTCCCGAGCGTAGGAGCCAGCCTGTCAAATATCTCCTGAACCCTTGGAAGGAAATCCATCAATTTGTTCGCAAATGTCTCAACAACAGGCATCAGCGACGAGCCCAGCCTAGTCTTGACAGCCCCAAAGCTATTCTTGAGATTCGTCATCGTATCATTGAGATGCGCCCCCGACTTGACCGCTTCCTCACTGAATACAAGCCCCAGGTCATGTGCTTCCTGCCTCATCTCCGTTATGGCTTCCGCCCCGCTGTTCAGGAGCGGTGCCATCTCTGTCCCAGCACGACCGAAAAGCTTTGTTGCAATGGTCGTACGCTCTGCGCTTTCCTCCATACTAGACAGTGCAAGGATGGTATCGTTCATGACATCTTCAACAGATCTCATACTCCCATCTGAATTTGTCAAAGATATACCAAGCTTCTGGAACTCCTCGCTTGTAGCATTCCCCTCCTCATCCAGTCCGGTCATAGCCTTCTGCAGGGACTTCATGCCTGTCTTCATCGTATCGATGGACATACCGGACAGATCCATAGCATGAGCCCATTCCTGATAAGCTTCCGTTGATATCCCTATCTTCTGAGAAGCTTTATCTATCTCATCCATGGCAGATGCTGATGAAGAAGCAAGCTTTGTCATCCCAGTCACAGCCCCCGCCGCAACTGTTGCGATCCCTGCACCGACTTTAGCGGCAGTCCCGAACGCTTGCTTTGCCTTACTGCCAAAGCCTTCGGCTTCCTGTTCAGCGGCATCAAGACCTTTTTCATATTCTGATTTATTGAGCGTCAATACCGCAACAAGATCAAATAAATTCATTTATCTCACCACCAATCCTGCATTCTTTATCACATCTTCCACAATCTCATCTCCGGAACGGTCATCCGCATCAGCCCTGTCAGCCGAAAGCCCTACAAGCTCCTTGTAAGTCAGGGAATGTGACATTCCCCTGTCCGAATAATACAGTTCATCAGTTAAATAAATGCGGTACGCAAGCTCATCCTGATCATCAGCATACCGAGCCTGTACGTACCGCATGAAATTCTTTACTGATTGTCTGCTTCCCCGGTATTCTCCGTAGCAGAGCCAGAAGCACCGTTCGAATCTATCCAGCCCTGCAAAGCGAAAAAATTTGCCATGTCTGGATCATTCAGGAATTTCAGCACATCCGATATCAGCTCAACCGGATTCGGATTGTACTCAGATTGATCCATTCCATTGGCTTTTGCCATAACATACAGCACATCACCGGGATAATACTTCAGTACATACTGTACGGCTGACAGTTTGTCGCCTTTCTTAGTCAGTTCTTTGAACTTCCCGTCATTGAATATGACCGTCACAGGTCCCAATATGTCGGCAAGCAGCTCAAGCCCTTCCTCGCCTCTCGTCGCTAATAGTTTATTCATGGCATGCTCCTTAATCTGTCACTATAACCGTACAGGTATCACTGTATGTGACTCCGCTGTCAGTAATGCTAGCGGTTATCACTGTATTGCCGGCAGCCTTGCCTGTAACAAGACCATTCGATACTGTAGCTGTAGTCGAATCAGCTGAAGACCATGTCACCGTAGCTCCAACAGGTGCCACAGTTGCTATCAGTGTCTCAGTTCCGTCAACATCAAGCTCAAGGGTATGCCTGTTCAGCTCGATGCCAGCATCTGCACCTGTTCCATCCTGAATATAGAGCTCATATGGCACATCATCAGGATTAGCTATCGTAGTATGAGCGGTGAATGTGAACGGGAACTGTGTCTTGTTCTTCTTTGATGACTTAAGCTCGAATCCGCCTGTAGAAAGAGCATTCTTCAGATGTATCGCAATATAGCCGGCATTTACTCCATCATTATTATCAGAATAGTCCCCTACCCACCATAAATCCTTGAAATCAGAAAGATTAAGGGTGCTTCTAGGTATAAGATGTCCGGAATTCTGCGAATCAGCATCAGCCGCTGCCATGAGCATCTGAAGCGACCCTGCTTTTACCGTGAGCAACGTGCCAGTAACAGATACATCCCATCCGTCAAGCCTTTTCAGTTCCTTTACATCATCAGGACAGTTATCAATATCCTCTCCGAAATCAGTGAAAGACGGAGTCGCCTTGAAATCAGCCCCGCCAGAAGTTGCTCCGATGATTCCTGAAGCATCACCGGTCTCCGGAGTAAAGTGCTCAACAAATATACCGGCATTCAGTCCCATGGTCTTGAATGTATCTGAAGGTATCTTCGTATATTTCATTTCATGCCTCCTAATCAAAAAATTCAATATTAAACTGTAAAACAATGCGCCTGATCATATCATCCTCAGGGTCATTCATACGCTGAGCCCAAGGACTGCCTTTCGTGATCCAGAACGCACCATTGTCATAAGGGATATTCACACCGCCCCTGCTAATAAAATTAGATATTTCCTGCTCTTTTCGGGTTATCTCACTCCATGAATCGCTTCTATACCATATTGATGCAGTTAGGAATAACCCGTTATCAAAATCATCAGATGCGGTCTGGTATGTAATATATGGCGGTTTAGCTTCATCAGGAACGCTATACTGATCATATGCAGGAATGCTGAAGCTATTCCAGAACTGGTTATAGGCTTGCAATTTATCCATTCCCGCCTCCGATCTCGAACTCTTCAGCAGAATACTGCCGCATATTCAGTCCAGCAGTTGCAGGCGTCTGCTTATCCTCGGTCCCTGATGTCAGCCTGAAATATTTGTTATCTCGCTTTCTCTTAAGTACGGTATGGAAATCAAGCTCTACGTTCTTTCTGACTGTCAGTGTATAAAGGGCTTTTGCTCCCATAGCCTGAGCTATCTTGACCTGCACTGAATCATCCAGAGGCATAGCACCCTGTATTTCTATCCCTTCTGTGTATGCTGTTGTAGTACCGCCATATCCGTCCGGCACAGTCTGTTTATTTATCACTATAAATGGCTCAAAAGAAGATGTAAGTAAACTCATATCACACCTTCTTCCATAAATTCAGCCGTGATGCAAAAGCCTGCTGCCAATTTGCTCCGCCTGCTATTCCACCGCCTGAAGACTGTCCTTTAGAGTATGAGTATCCACCGAACGATTCAGATGCAAAAGGCGACATTGCCTCCGTATCCACTCTTCCATACTTAGCCTGCCAAGCAGATATCTCGCTGATCAGAGTAGAAACTTCCCTAGGTACGGCCATGAGCCTAACCGTACCCGTAAAAGTTTCAGCCAGGAGCGCCTCTTTACCATCATGAAGATAAACGCCATCATTAAATGTACTGCCAAAGATCCTGTAATACTGGCCGAGCTTGATATCTTCAGAAATATTCAGTTGTCCATCTGCGATGGTAAAATCACCATCGAACCTCGGTTCATTTCCGTAGAACCAGTTCCTTAAATACTGGAAAAACTCGGTCAGCATACAGAACACCTCGCACTATTTTTTATCTTTCTTCTCTTCAGCCTTCTTAGGTTCTTCCTTCTTGGGCTTCTGAGCTGTCTTTTTTCCGTTAACGATTACTGACATAACTGCCTCCTTATGCAAGTGTCAAACCGGACAGATCAAAATACTGAGTCTTTGTAGCACCGTTCTTGGACTGTACTACCATCAGCTTCTGATTGTTCTTGTCGGTTATCTTGAATACGCCGTCCTTGTCGGAATCAAGTGTTACGAGTCCAGCTCCTTCGGAGTTGTGGAGTCCAACCTTTACATCCGAATAGGTAAGGCCGCTTGAGAAGTTGTCAAACTTAAGTGCGATGAAATGTCCCTCGCCCCAGTCAGTAACAAGCTGACCGCTTGTGAGATTGTTAAGCGTACCGGTGATAGCACCATTAGCAACACTTACGCCACTCTGCATCTGACCTGCTGTGGTTCCCCAATAATCAGTGCCGCTGTCCGCAGGTGTAACAGTAGCACTAGTCAAGTTTCCCGAGTTTACCGATACAATTGCAATACCATCAAGGTATTCAGCCCAGAGAGTCATACCCATAAGGGCAAAACTCTCTCCGACTGCTGTTTCGTAGCGTCCTGCTACATGGAATCCAATGAGATTGGTCTCGCCCTCTACAGTGTACTGTAATCCGAGTTTTGCGAAATCAGAATCACTGGGATCTACATAGTAAAGATCGATATTCTCAACCGGCAAAGCTATAACCTTGCCTCTTGCAATATACTTTGCAGGAAGAAGGAACAATGTGCTGTACCCCATGAAATCCTTGATGTAGGTCAGGCCGAACTGGGTCTGCACCGTGATGTTTGCTGCTCCAAGGTAGTCATAAGCATCCAGGATGTTGCAGAAACCAACCACATCAGTAACGCTCCTATCCATAGAAGCGAACTTATTAAGGACGTTTCCCTTTGCCTTGGCAAGTGCGCTCTGGAATGAGTCTGCGGTATCTACAAGCGATCCGGTATTAAGGAATGTATAGAACTTCTCTAATACCTTGCCCTGAAGCTGGTTAAGGAACTCATCGTCTGTCTTCTCAACAGCTACTGCTGCGCCATACTTGCTAACAGCTTCGATTGATACAGCCTTAGCATACTTCTCGATGGTAACATCGCCATATGCTGCCTCTGTAACTTCTGCAAGTGAGTAAGGGATTTCCTCACCCTCGCCTACGTTACCCGGCTGTAAAGTAACGCTTGTGTTGTAAGCTACAAGCTTTGTTCCGGGAGCCTTTCTAATAGGCCTCATGATTCCCATGATAGTTCTGAGTGCGTCCCAGTTCTTGTTGAACCTGGTGACGAAATCAATTTCTCTTACGCTAACATCGATGTTAGCTGCTTTAGTCAAATTTGTCTTCGACATATTATCCTCCTTTAGATTCCGAACAGGTTGATATTCTCAGCTATAGCTTTCTGCCGTTCCGCAGTATCCTTAATAGCCAGAATCTCATCCTTGGTTTTCTTCCCACCCGTGTTTGCTGGTGGTGTCGATGTATTAGCACCCTGTGTGCCCATATTCTGCGGGATAAAATCATCCCATTCCTCTTTTATGGATTTCTTAAGTGCATCAACATCCTTTATCTTTCCATCTTTGTCAAGCTCGATGCTGTCCAGATCAGAAACCTTCAAGACCTTGTCAATATGCTTTTCGAGTATGCCGGTCTCCTTCAGGAGCGCCTTGTATGCATTCTCTTTAGCCGCCTTTGATGCAGCTTTCTCTGTATCAGCCTTGAATGCCTCAAACTCTTCCTTCAATGCATCGTACTTAACCTTATAAGGATTCTTGCCGTCATTCTTTTCAGCAGCTTCCTTAAGTTCGCCCAATTCCTTCTGAGCCTTTGCGAGTTTCTTTTCAGTTTCCTCGCCTGCAGTTTTGAATTTCTCAATCTCGGCTTTCAGCCCGGAGATAGTCTCCTCATTAGCCTCGATGATTGCGTTGATCTGTTCTTCAGTCAGCCCCATTCCCTGCATATACTTCCTACCAAGTGCCATATTATTTCCTCCATATTCTTCGGTCTGCCCTTCTTCGCAGATTAGGATTTCCAGAAAAAGACAAAAAAGGACCAACTGCCGACTTCTAAAGTCAACTGTTGGTCCTTTCACATTACATGGACTTCTAATGCCTAGCGGATGTCTTACCCGCTAGCGTCTTATTCTGTTTTTATACTACAAGTGTAGCAAATTGCTCTGTATATGTCAACCATTTTTTAAAAAATGTTCTACCATCTTGCTGTACTCATCAGCATGATTGTAAACTGCCGGCTGGAGGTACGGCTGAGCCTTGGTCTTTGATGTGCCCATTTCAACATACGCAGCATACTCCACATTTGTTCCTACGTATGCTTTCTGCTCGGCAACATCCACAGTATGCGTGATGCTGTTTCGAAGTCTGCCGGTGTCTACAGGACAAAGCATTTTAGCATATCCCTCAGCTTGCAACCCGATAGCTTCCAGAGCCCTTTCAATAGCTTCATCTGTTGCCTGATCTATAAGTTCACGGTTACTGGTGATGTTTACTTTTATATCCATAAACTACCTCTTTCAGAAAAAGC